TTGTGGCGTAAAAATCGGGGGTTTCTCTTTATAAACCATACAGATTAAATAGTTGACAATTTTTCTACGTTTTTACTTGACCCCCTTATAAATGGTGTGCTATACTTCCGTGCAGGCACGCAGGTCTATTTGAAAGGGAGCCGCAACCGAAGGCAAAGGAGAAACCGAAATGAGCACGGCAGCAGCTACCCAATCCAAATGTTCTTGTCCCGCTCCTTCTCAGGGGGGCGCCTTCAAGACTATTTCCAACGCCCTGACCAGCAATCAGGTTTCCCGTACGAATTGGGAAGGACGGGACCACCTTGTTGCTCCGGTCGTCTTGCTGGTAGAGGGGGTCCACAACGGCTCCCAGGGTCCTATCTACTACCCCGCACACGTCCTGGAAGCGTCAGCCCAGATGTGGAACGGGGTGCCGCTTCCGGTCTTCCACCCGGAGCGAATCGACCCCCGCACCAATCAACCCGTATCGGTCAGCGGACGTTCCCCCGAAGTGATCCAGGAGCGCTCTGTTGGCTGGCTTTTCAACGTAGTTTATGAGGCATCCCCGGTCCCCCGGCTTAAAGGGGAACTTTACCTGGATGTCCAAAAGGCAAACCGCATCAGCCCTCCCGTACTTGAAGCCGTGGAAAAAGGGACCCCCCTTGAGGTCAGTACCGGCCTTTTCAGCATTGACAACACCGTTCCGGGCGTTTGGAACGGGGAGAATTATGTTGCCTCTGTTGCTCAAATGTTCCCGGACCACCTGGCGCTCCTCCCCGGAACACGGGGTGCCTGTTCCTGGGCTGACGGTTGTGGGGTAAGGGCCAACGAAGGAGGAGACATGGCCGAAGAGCTAAACGAAAGCGTCAAAGAGGTTATGGAGGCCAAGCCCGGTCTGCTGAATCGCCTGTTTGGGATGCTGAACCGGAGCAAGACCAACGAAGCGAGTTATGAGCAGAAGCGGCGCCAAATCTCCCGTTTCCTTGACTCCATGGACAGCCGCGCAGCAACCTACTACCTCCGGGCGATGTTCGATGATCGGGTGATCTACGCAGTTGAACCCGGCCCGGACGCTCCCAGAGGCTCCCAAACCCGCCTGTTCCAGCGGGGCTACACGCTAGCCGAAGACGGAACGGTGACGTTGGCCGATGAAGTCAAAGAGGTCCGTGAGGACCTGTCCTATGTTGAGGTGACTGGGAACGGGGAAGGAGGCGAACCTGGAACCGGGTCCCCTGCCGCCAGTGAAAATAAACCGGCTCAAGAAGCTACGAATACCAACAATCAAGAAGAGGAGGAACCCGCCATGGCCGCATCCGTCGAAAGAAAACAGAAGGTCAACACCCTGATTGCCAACGGCTCCTTTACGGAGAACGACCGGGAAATGCTTGAGGGCTGCTCCTGCGAATCGTTCGCCCGTATTGAAGCCCTGTCCGTGAAGGAACCTGCCACCCCCGCTGTTCCGACCGCGAACGCTTCCCAGAAGTCTGACGTCACTTTTGAGTCCCTGTTGAAGGAAGCTCCCAAGGCTATCCAGGACCGCTTCGCCTACCTGGAAAACCAGGCCAAGAGCTTCCGGGACGGTCTGATCACCCGCATCAAGGCCAACAAGTCGAATAAGCTGACCGACGATCAGCTGAACGCAATGACCGACGATGTTCTGGCCGCTACCGCCGACAGCTTTGCTCCCATCGCCAACTACGCCGGCCAAGGCGGCGGTCCCGCTGCCTCCCCGGTTGAGAACGCTGAAGAAGAGGAGCCGCTTGAGCTTCCCTCCATGGCCACCAATGAGGACAAGTAAGGGTTTCTGTTAACGACTATTCAAAGGAGGAAAAGACATGTCCACTCCCAACACGATTCTGCTGAAAAAGTACGTGGCCAAGCGGCAGGAGGCTATTGCTGCAGGCGCCATCACCCCTGGCATGTTGATCGAACGGACCAGCGCCGACAAATTCCAGGCCCACTCCAGTGCGGGCCAACCCGCTGCGCGCCTCTTCGCTATCGAAGACGAACTGCAGGGCAACACCATCTCTGATGCCTACTCCGCAGCCGACCGGGTACAGGCTGAAGTCTGCGACCCCGGCGACATGGTTTATGCCCTGTTGGCTGCCGGCGAAAACGTGGCTATTGGCGCCAAGCTGGAATCGGACGGAGCGGGAGCGCTCCAGGCCTATGCCGCCGGTTCCGCTGGTGAGGTTGAATACCCCGCCTCCCTGGTAGCCATCGCCCGTGAAGCGGTTGACAACTCCGCTTCTGGCGCAACCGCAACCCGCATCAAAGTCGAAATTCTGTAAACCGACGAACTTTTGAAAAAGGAGGATTCACATGCCTGGAGTAGCTATCGACACGTTGCAGGTCAACGCCCAGGGCGTTACCGGCCAAGGGTCCGTTGCGCAGCGACTCATCGCCAACGGAATGAACATCAACTCGCTTCGCCCGTTTATTGGTAAGGACGGGCGTGCCTACATGACCGTCAACCAGGGTGGTACGTTGAAGGCGGTTCCCATTAACAACGCAGCCACCCTCCGTAAGGATGAGTGGAAGCAGTATGACACGGCGATTATCCGTGAGGCCCGTCAGCGGCTCATGGGCATCGCGGACCTGGAAGCCCGTGGCCTGGTGTACCGGATTGGTAACGGTCTGGGCAAAACGGTCCTGGAAACCGAAAACCTCAACGAGTTCACTGAAGCCGAACTTTCTATGGACGGCATCACCCGTGGCGAAGGGGACCGCGCCCAGTACGGTATCGGATACTTGCCGCTGCCCATCATCCACAAGGACTACATGATCAACGCCCGTGTCCTTGCGGCTTCCCGTACCACCGGCGACCCGCTGGACACCACCAGCTCCGAAATGGCAACCCGCCAGGTTGTCGAGAAGATGGAAACGATTTTGTTCCAGGGTTCCAGCACTTACACCTTCGGCGGCGGGACGATCTACGGTTATTGTGACTTCCCGAACCGCAACACCGTTGACCTCGACACCACCTGGGATACCTCCGGGGTGACCGGCGCCACTATCCTGGCGGACGTTCTGGCGATGAAGCAGGCGCTCATTGATGATCGCATGTTCGGGCCTTACGTCCTTTATGTCCCGACCAACTACGAAACGAAGTTGGACGAAGACTTCAAAGCCGAAGGTGACATCACCATTCGCCAGCGCCTGCTCCAGATCGAAAACATCAGCGCCGTTAAGGTTTCGGACTACCTGGCCGACGACAATGTGGTGCTGGTGCAGATGACCTCTGATGTCGTCCGTATCGTTTCCGGTATGGAAATTGCCCCGGTTGAATGGCAGGCCCAGGGTGGGATGGTCCTCCACTACAAAGTCATGGGCATCAAGGTTCCGCAGATTCGTTCGACCCAGGCCGGTCGGTGCGGTATCTGCCACTTGAGGGCTGCGGCTTAATCCCTCGCTGACATAGGACCCTAGCCAAAGGCCCCTCTTTGCATCGTCCGGGGAGGGGCCTTTTTAGAAGCAACCCTTCAAAAGGAGCTAAATATCGTGGCACGAACTTCAAAGAAAAATGCTGAAAAAACCATCCCCATCCACTCCTGGAAACGGGTAAGCGGTAAGCATCACCGGCGCGGCAAGCCGACTATCAAGCCCGGTGATACCATTGAAGCCCCTGCCGGGACCTACGCCAACGACCCCCAGTGGCAGGATTTGGGGCAGGTTGGCTCCGAACCCGCACCCGCCCCCGCTTCCCCTCCCGCAGACGTAACGCTGGTCAAGGAGGAAGTTGAAGGCGGTTTTAACGTGATTAACCCTGCGACCGGTGAGCCGGTAAATGACAACCCCCTCTCCGAAGAGGAAGCGGAGGAGTTGATCAATGCGTCCCTGGACCGCAGTTAAACTTTGGGCCGGGTCCACCGCCTTCATAATCGGCGGTGGGCCTTCCCTGGCCAACCAGGACCTATCTGGCCTGCGGGGTAGGCGTGTCATCGGGGTTAATGACGCTTTCAAATTAGGTCCCGAACTCGTTGACATCTGTTGGTTTGGCGATTGTCGCTGGCACCGGTGGAATGAGAACCTGCTCCCCTCCTTCCCCGGTCTTATCGTTTCTTGTTCTCCGTGTAAGTGCGAAGTCCCAGGCGTTCTGAAACTCAAGCGGGTAGATAAGGCCGGGTTGACGGCCAACCCTGAGAACGTCTTGTGGAATAAGAGTTCAGGAGCTTCGGCAATCAACTTCGCCCTCCATTTAGGGGTCAAACGAGTTGTGTTGTTAGGCTTCGATATGAAAGTGGGCGAGAAGGGGCACAATTGGCACAAGAACCATAAGCACACCCCCCGCCCGACGATCTACCAGCAATTGTTTTTGCCGCCATTTCAACAGATCGCAGAAGACGCAGCCAAGCTGGGTCTGGAGATAGTAAACGCCACCCCCGGTTCGGCTCTGGAGGTCTTCCCCTTCGTTAGTTTGGAGGAGGCTTTGCTGATGTAGGGGGTCTTATGGGTTGGTTGCTTTACGTGGCAGGAGCTATCGGGTTGTGTGTTTATTTTGTAGCGCTCTTTTTGGCGGTTTACCCCTTATGCATACAACTTTAGAAGGAGGCCCACATGACCGTTCAGCTGCCGGACAATATCAACCTTGTCCTTGTAGTGGTCATTTTAATCGGAGGCTATACAGGCAAGCGGATTCTGGATCATATCCTTGACGCTATCCTGACCGGCCTCGCAAAAGCAATTAACCCGAAGAAAGAGGCTGACCTATCCGTTACTCAAGCAGAGCACGCACTTTGCCGCCAAAACCAGGCGCACGTTACTCAAGACGTACTGGCCCGACTTGATAAGCTATCGGAGGAGTTCCAAGGCTTACGAAGGTTGGTGGTGGCCTCCTTGACGCGGGAGGGGAAAGCACTCACACCGAAGGACTTAAAAGACCTGGGGGTGATGTGATGCCGTTTCAAGTTCCGTCCACCTATGACGCCCTGATCAAGAAGACGGTTGAGAAACGCTTTCCCCTGCTTCTCAACCTCCTGGGACCTGCTGCTTGGCTCTGGATCAAAGCCCAGGTCTGGCAGGAGTCCGCTTTTAACCCCAACGCTGTTTCCCCGGTCGGAGCGGTCGGGCTGATGCAACTGATGCCCGGAACCGATAAGTGGATTGACGGGGACATCGACGGAAAGGACCCGGAAGGGAACCTGGACAACGGCGTCCGTTATATGGAATATTTATTTGGCCGGTTCAAGGAGATACCCTGCCATATGGACCGGCTACGAATCGCCCAGGCCTGCTACAACGGCGGTCCCGGCTACCCCAACGTGGCTCTTGCCCTTGCCCGGAAAAGTGAGGGGCTTCCATACGGCTACCAAGGTTGGGTCAAGGCCGGTCGGCTTCCGGGCGTATGGCAAACTTGGGCATACTCTTCGGCGTTCCTCGCTCACCCAGAGTGCCGTTGTAACGGAGTTCGACCCGACTACATTCAAATCACGGAGTACGTTGAGCGCATCGGGAGGAAATATGAAGCCCTCTTACAATATCACTTCGCTCCGGGAGCAGGCCAGTAAGGAGCAGAGCTGGCTGACTTGTAAGTTTTGCCCGAACGCTTACGGACCCAATTGCCAACAGCATATGAAGGGGAGGAAGCCATGATTCAGTTACAAGCCGGGGATATGTTCGCAGTCAATAGCGGCTCCCCTATCGCCAAGGCCATCAACGGCGTTTCTGGGTTCTGGAGCGCTGACGGCAAATCGAAGTACAACCACGCAGGCCTGATCATCAACCACCTGGGCGATACGTTTGAAGCGCTCCGCAAGCTGGATTGCTACAACATCAACGCTTATAAGGGGCGCCCCATCCTGATCGCCCGTCCGAAGGTTGAGGGGGACGCCCCCAAGAAGATAGCCGAAGTGCTCCAGAGTCTGATGCTGCGCCACCGGGGTCAGAAGTACCCTTGGTGGCGTATCGGCTTGCACCTTATCCCGCCTTTGGCCCGGAAGGTCAGCTATAAGGGCCTTTGGCTTGTGTGTAGCGAACTCGTGGCCAAGGCTGCTTGGATGCTGAAAGTTCGCCACGAGAACTACACCGGGACGACCCCCGACAAGCTGGCTGAGGAATGGGTCCATTGGAAAGAGTACGACATCATTTTTGAGGGGGTGTGGGAATGAAGCTCAAATTCAAGCTGTTAAACGGCATCGAACTGGAAGTGGAAGCGACCCCGGAGGAGGTTCTGGCCGTTACCGGAGCCGCTACCGGGGTGGGCGCTATCACCGGGGCTATCGGGAGCCTTTCCAAAATCAAAACTGTGGTTGAAGGGATTGTCAACAAGGAGGCGTAGCGATGGAAATTCATAGCAAAGTCTATCTTCAGGACAAGATCGAAAATAACAACCGGAAGTTCGGTGAAAACACTCAATATGTCCCGGCGTTCGTCGTTGGGCGGGATGGCCGGCACCACCCAGCGCTCTTCTCCCTCCATGACCTGGAACAGGCTATGGACCGGGCCTCCAGGAACCCGGAGGATTGCGGATTTGAGGAGCCCAGCTTTTTCAGCAAATTGTTCGGAGGGTAGGGAGAAGCGATGAAAAAGAACCTGATTGCCTTCCTTGGAATCGTCTTTATCTTGATGTCCATTTTCGTCTTTGCCGTTACGATAGCGAACGCTGCCACGGCTAAATTCGCCTGGGACGCCTCCCCAAGCGTAGGCGTTACGGGCTACAAACTGTATGTAGATGGGTCCGAACCGGTAGACGTGGGGAACGTACTGGAATGGCAGACGGAACTGGAAGACGGGGTGCCCCACGAAGTCTACGCGACCGCCTACAACGTGGACGGTAATGAGTCCGGGCCTTCCAACAAGGTCCAGTTCAAGTCCCCGCTTCCCCCGCTTAACATGCGGGTGACGATTTCCGTACAGATCGAAATTAATCAATAACAGGGGGCTTTATGGCACGGGTAGAAGCAGCAGACATAACGGCGGTATTGAGCACCACCATTGACGTATCGGCGTTCATTACCACAGCCGCTCTTATCGTTTCGGAGAACCTGGAGGACAAGGGGCTGTCGGAGGACCGGCTGAAAGAGATAGAGCGTTATTTGGCCGCGCACTTCGCTTGTATGATGGACCCCCGTGAAGAGCGGGAGCAGTTTGGGGACGCTTCCAACACCTACCAGGGGAAGACCGGGATGGCGCTGGATGCTACCTTCTACGGACAAACTGCCAAGCTCCTGGATACCTCCGGCACGCTGATTAACCTCAACAAGCCAAAAGCTAAGTTGGAGATGATCTGATGGCACTTAAACGGAACCAAACAGCGGTGTATTGGGCGCCCTCTTCCCCGGATACCTTCGGCCAGATCACGTTTGTGGCTCCGGTCGAAGTTGATTGCCGTTGGGAGGACAAACCGGAGCTTTTCAAGGACTCCCAGGGCGTTGAGCAGCGCTCCTCCTCTATCGTGTACCCTGACCAGGCGGTTCTGGTTGGGGGCTACATGTATTTGGGGACCCTCTCCGAACTCTCTGCCGGGGAGCAGGCGAACCCCAAGACGGTATCTGCCGCCAAGGAGATAGGCGCCAGCTCTACCATACCGAACCTCAGAGGGACGAAAGCGGTGTACAAAGCATGGCTTTAGGAAAAGGACTCAGTGGCCTTGATAAGGTCCTACAAAACCTCAACAAGCAGGTTAAGGAGATGGAAACCGGTGGAAAGCGGGGACTCCTCCGGGCCGGTCTGCTTGTTCGGCGCCGGGGCCAGAAGGAAACCCCGGTGGAAACCGGGGACTTGGTGAACAGCTGGTACGGTCCCGAAATAAAGGAACAGCCCCGGCTTATGGTAGCGGAGATTGGCTTGACCGCGGCATATGCCCCCTTCGTTCATGAGATGGTAGGGGCGAACTTTACCGGACCCCGGCCCAACGCCAGGGTTAAGGCCCGGAGGCTTGGAGGGAAGCCCGGAGCCAAGGCCAAGTTCCTGGAAGACCCGTTGAAACAAAGTGAAGCCGAAATTTTGATCATTTTAGGGAAGGAGGCCAAGCGGTGAATAGTCCTGCTTACGATCTAGCAAACATTTTAGCCAGCTCCGCTGTCGGGCTTGGCTCCCTGGGCGTTGATTTATTCGTAGGAAGGGAACCGGCCACCCCCAATAATTGCTCCACTGCATTCGACACAGGGGGCTTTGACCCGGATACCGGAGCGGACTATCAGCGCCCCACCGTCCAGTTTCTGGTCCGAAACATCGCGTACAACGAAGGATGGGCGCAGGCGAACGCCATCAGAAATGCCCTTCATGGACTCTACGGAGTCGTGGAGGACGGGGCAAGATATATTGGGGTGTGGGCGATGGGCGAAGCGTCCCACATAGGGTATGACGACAACAACAGGGCGTTATTCAGTGTGAACGTAAGGATTCACAGAACACCAACTACCTAAGAGGAGGAAATTATGAGCGACGCAATTGCCGGAGTAGGAACCAGCTTCAAGCGGTCGGACATGGCCAGCTCCCCGACCTTCAGCGCCGTAGCGGAGGTCAACAGCATTGGCGGTCCGACGATGTCCAGGGAGTTCTATGACGTGACCTCCCTCGACTCCACCGGGGGCTATCGGGAGTTCATTGCCGGCTTCCGGGACGGGGGCGAAGTCACCCTCAACATGAACTTCACCGCTGCCGGGTACGCAGCCATGAAGACGGACTTTGAAAACGACGATGCCGTGGACTACCAGATTGTGCTGCCCGATACCGGCGCCACCACTCTTCAGTTCAGCGGCTTCGTTACCGGTCTGCCTCTCAATATCCCGACTGCCGACAAAGTCACCTGTGATGTGACGATCAAAGTCAGCGGCCAGGTCGAATTGAACCCGACCTAATCTGATCACCATTTAACCGGGGGAGGGTAAAACCTCCCCCACAGCCAATAGGAGCCTATGCTATGAGTTGCCTTAACAAACAACAGATCGTATCCGTGAACGACCTCCCCTTGGAAAAGGTACTTGTACCGGAGTGGGCTGGCGGGGACCCCGAAGCCTACGTCATGGTCAAGGGAATGACCGCTGGCGAACGGGATTATTGGGAGCTTTCGTTGCTTACCAGCCCCCAGACCCCGGAGGAGCGTGACCTCACCGACTACCGCGCCAAGCTCTGCGTCATGTGTATGTGCGACGACGAAGGAAAGCGGTTGTTCAATGACGCTGATGTGAAGGTCCTCTCCGGGAAGAGCGGAAGGGCTTTGGAGCGGGTTTTCCAGAAGGCCCGGAGCCTCAGCGGGTTGGGTATGAAGGAGATTGAAGAACTTGAAAAAAACTCCTCAACCGGCCCGGCAGACTCTTCGCCTTCAGACTCGCAGCAAAGCTAGGGATTCTGGACGTGGACGGGATGCTGAAAAGTATCCCGTCCAAGCTCCTCTCTGAATGGCACGCCTATTATAACCTGGAACCGTTCGGGGAGTGGCGGGGAGATTATCGGGCCGGGATGATCGCAAGCGTTCTGGCTGAGATTCACCGGGATAAGAAGAAACGAAAGCGACCCTTTACAGTTGATGATTTCATGCCCCGTTTCGGAAGGAGGAAGAAGCAGCAGGCGTCACCCAGGAAACAAACGGTTGAGGAGCAACGGAATGTCTTGATGGCGATTGCCGCTGCTTTCGGAGTAAAGAAGAAAGACAAGAAGGATAAGGGGGCAAAATGAATATAGGGACCCTGTGGGCTGAAATTGGCCTCAACACTACGAAGCTGGACACCGGAGCGAAGAAGGCCAAGGCGACGATATTGAGCCTGGACCAGATAGCGAAACGGGCGAACCAGTCCATGTCCTCTCACTTCGGTGATCTTGGCATCCGTTCCGCTTTCGACATAGGCCAGGAAAAGCAAAAACTCCTATCGTCTTTCAACGCAATTAAGGCTTCCGGGACCTCTACCGCCAGGGATATTTCCGTGGCCCAGGCAGCAGTCAATAAGAGGTTCAAAGAGTTGGATATGGAGCTTAAAGGGGGTGTCTCCTCCTTCGGCCAGCTTGCCGGCGCAGCCAAAACCTTCGGGATTGTTTTGGGGGCGGCAGCGGTCGTGAAGTTCGGCAAATCGGTTTTCGATGCAGGCGTCCAGATCGACTCTATGCGAAAGGCGCTAACAGCTGCCACTGGATCAGCCAACGCTGCCAAAATTGAAATGGGTTTTATCCGTAGCGAGTCGGAGCGCCTGGGCCTTAATCTCCCTACCGCTGCCAACGGTTTCACGAAGCTGAGTGCCGCAGCCAAAGGGACCTCCCTGGCTGGCAAAGACGTTCGCAAAATCTTCTCTGCGGTTTCGGCCTCCTCCTCCAAGTTGGGACTGACCGCAGAGGAAACCAGTGGCGCCCTCCTCGCTATCTCCCAGATGATGTCGAAGGGGAAAGTCAGCGCCGAAGAACTCCGGCAGCAGTTGGGCGAACGGTTGCCCGGCGCTTTCCAGGCCGCTGCCAAGGCCATGGGCGTGTCCACCGCTAAACTTGACGAGATGTTGGCCAAGGGTGAGATTATGGCTGAGGACTTCTTGCCCAAGTTCGCGGACGCCTTGAATGATACCTTCGGGAACACCGCCAATGAGGTTATCGACTCCGCACGGGCGAACGTAAACCGGCTTGGGAACGCTTGGCTGGACCTCAAAATCGCAATGGCTGACTCCGGGTTTATGGACGGGGTCATCCACTCTATCGAAGCCCTTACCAACGCAGCCCGGACCGCTGCTGGTTGGCTTGAGAAAATTGAAAGTTTCCAGGATAAATTCCACTCTATCCCCGGCTTTGAGCACTTCGGCGGTATCGTCAAAATGACGGAGCAAGACGCTTACCAGATGCTCCAGCACATGCGGGATATGGGGTCCACCCAGGAAGAAATAAACAAGATGCGCCGGGAATACATCAAGATGGGGATTATGTCCGAACCCGGCCCCGCTTCTCCGCACTCCTTCGGCTACGTCCCCACGGAGAAGTCGAAGAACCCCTTTGGGAAGAAGACCGAAGGCAGCACCCTCCCGGAGGAAGCCGACAAAGTAGTGAAAGCCCTCCAGTTTGAGTTGGAGCAGCTTGGGCGTACCGAAGAGGCTCAAAGGATTTACAATGAATTGAAGCAAGCCGGGGTTGATATCAACTCCGCTGCCGGCCAGCAGATCAAGAGCCTGGTGGAGGACATTACCAGGGAAAACGCGGCACTGGATGCCCATAAGGAGAAGCTGGAAGCCGCTGAAGCGGCCAAGGAAAAGATCGACTCTGTAACGGAGGCACTACAATTTGAACTCGACCAGTTGGGCCGGTCCGAAGAGGCGCAACGGCTCTACAACGAGTTGAAACGGGCGGGGGTTGACGCCAACTCCGAAGCGGGGCTGGTCATCGCCGGTTTAGTGGAGCGCATCAACGAAGAGAACGCAGCCCTTGAAAAGAACATAGAGATGAAGAAGGAGGAGGCCAAAGCCGCAGAGGAAGCGAAACGGGCGAAGGAGGCCGCTGCCGATGTAGTGGACAACCTCCGCTTTGAACGCGACCAATTGGCCCGGACGACCGAAGAGCAGCGCTTGTACAACGAGTTGCGGAAAGCCGGGGTGGACCTTAACAGCGAAACCGGCCAGACTATCCGGGACCTGGTAAACGACATCAACGCCCAGACAGCTGCTCTGGAGGATAGCGAAGAAGCGACGAACAACATGAAGGATGCCGCGAAGGATTTGGGCATGACTTTCTCCTCCGCTTTTGAAGACGCTATTGTGAGCGGGGAGAAGCTGAGCGACATCCTCCAAGGACTCTACGAAGACATTTTGCGGCTGGCGGTTCGGAACATGATCACCGAACCTTTGGCCAGCGGTCTTTCCAGCATCTTCTCTTCCTTCGGCGGGATGATTTCCGGGGGTATCGGAAGCATTTTCAGCTCTGGGACCTCCTCTGTGGCTTCCACCGCTACCTCCTCCTTGGCGGGGACCGCTTACGACCCGTCCAACTACACTGGCATCTTCGGTGGGAACACGAAGTTGTTTGCTGAAGGCGGGGATATTCGGGAGCACGTTATTGGCGTGGGCCAAAGTACCGGGGACGTTTACCACATCGGGGAGAAGGGACCGGAAACGGTAACGCCCGGAGTGGGGGGCGTGAATCAAGCGACCTCCGCGAACGTCAACCAGTCCCTTGATTTGTCTCTGCTGGTCGATGTAGAAGGAGGGGAACCCCGCCTGAACGCCCGGTTTAAGCGGCAGATGGAAGACCTTGTGCGAGATTTTGTTAAGGAGATGATCTGATGGCCAATATGACCCTTGGAGGCTATACGTTTGAGAAGAACCCCACGAGCATTGACGGGGTGATTACCAAAGACGTTCCTATGGCGATTGTAAAGACCTGGGAAAGCGTCAAGGCGTTCGTCTGGGACCCTACCTACAAGGGCAAAGAGGTTCCGCTTAACTGGACCGGCATGAGCGCTACGATGTACGACCAGCTCCAGGCGATTTATGAGGCGCAGGCCTCCGTGGTCTTCGACCCTCAAGACGGGGAGGGAAAAACCTTCAACGTGTTGGTTCGGAAGCTGACGGGGACCTATTACAAAAACCTCGCCAGCTCCACTTCCCACTACCGGAAGAACGTGACCTTGAGACTCGTTATTTTGAGTGAGGTATAATATGGCCCTGACTTTGGATTCCACATTACTGGCGGCCCAATCAGCGGACGTTCGCAAGCCCCTTCTCCAATTGATTTCAAAGGAGATAACGGATTCAATACCGTATGATGGGCAGGTGTTCGTCCAAGCCACCACCAACGTAGAGTTTCCCGCCCCGGTAAAAGCCGGGGACGGTCGGATTGCTACATTTTATGCTTCATACCGTCCCTCTTACGGCGACAAACGGATGTTGAGCGTGCGGTTCACGGATACAGACCGCACGACCTTCGGCACTGAAATAGACGTGTACGGAAGGCGCTACAACTCCCTTGTAACCATCGACGCGATTCTCAAGGACACCGGTGACTTCGCGGTTTTGACGACTTGGAACGATGGTGATTTGATCGTCATGACCGTGGACGGGGACGGGGTAGACTCCGGGGCCACTACTATCGGAACGGGTCTGGCTTACTATGGCGCATCCATCACCCAGCTGTCCGACTCTGCCGGGACCTATATGGTTGTATACACCAAGTTGGTTTCCGGGGATTATCGGATTTACAAGCGGACCTCTACGGACCTGATCACCTGGACCGCTGAAACTGAAATGACGATAGGCGGGAGGACCTTGACGAACCGCCTTGAGCACCC